CCGCATGGGTGGTTCGTATTTCGCATTGGTAGCCCCAAAGATCGGATTGTTTAAAGGTGTCTACGCCGGCTCCCCAATACACATTTAAATATTTGGCTACGGCGGCTTCTCCACAGGCTCCCAAAATCGAGTTGTACCAAGCCTGACCGGCATACTTTTCGGGGAAGTAATTTATGCCATTTTTTAAAACTGAATTTACGCATCGGCTATACCCCACAAGGGAAGCGTTTCTAAACTCATAATCTAAAAGTTTAATTATGTTTTCATTGCGCGCTGTCATGTGCCAATTCTCATCTTGCCTGTTTATCGTTATCATTTGCTTCATCTTTCAGTTAAATTTGAAAACTCGTTAAATGCCCTAGGAACAATTCTTTGAGCATCAGTAATACCTACGGTGCGTTTACTACAAGAAACGCCGCAGTCTTGATCTAATGCAACTAAGCGGCATCTACAGGGTCAAGGTAACGCCCCTGCTGTAGCCAAGTTGTTGGATGTGCGATAAATTTAGGGTCAGCGGTTTTGTTGGCATCGGCAAATTTTTGAACGCGTTCGCACAGGACGGAAATGCCGGCTGCAGGATCATCTTGCTCGTATTCTTCGGCTAGTTCAGCGGCCGCTTTTCGGATCAAAATAAAGGCTTTCTTTTTGCCTACGCGGCGTGGAAAGATTTGCCACACAATTTCACAATCGGAATCCGTGATGCTGCTTGCCGGTTTCTTCCTTGGCGGTAAAATATCTTGCTCAACGGCGAAGCCGATGAGCGTATGTTTTTCATCTGAATTTGAAATCTGAGATTTGGTATCTGATATCTGATATCTGACATCTGATATCTGACATCCTATCGGTTGAGCATCTTGTAAGCATTGCTTAGACGATGCTTGGACTATGCTTGAAGCATTGCTTAAAGCATCCTTTGACCATCGCTTTGCGGCCCCTTTTGTTCCTCTTGCTTTCCATGTTTCAAGTTGAACTAACAAGGTTTGGCGGTCACGCTCCATGCGCGGATTGCGGCGCAAGCCATCTTCGGCAACAGGAAACTTTGAGCCAACGACTGACCAACAGGATTTGGTTCCGGCAGCCATTCGGTCTAGCCGATCAACTTCCGGCGGAAGCCCATCGTTTACCCATGCGTACCAAAGCAAGGTCATGTAAACCCCGCGCTCTTCCATTGTCCAAGACGCAGTTGAATTTAGGAAGTCGCTACCGTAGAATTTGAGGAACGCCAACGGCGCGCCCGCATTTGTTAAACTCATATCAGATCTCTCTGCGGCCATTAACGCCGCGTATGATTTAGAAACGGCTCAAGTTACATTCTTGGGCTGTTTCGCTTTCTAGCATAACATTTTTTTAGTCTGTTTTTTGTTCGCACTCGCTCGCATACGGTCGCACGGCTTCGCAAACAAATATTCCTTCAAACCTAGTTCCGGTTTCTGTAATAACCGTAAAGGTATTCCGCTTGTAAGTCTTAATTTCGTGCGCGTAAGATTGATATTCCGTGATTGTTTCCGTGGCTATTTCAACTTGGCAAACCGCAATCTTTGCGCCCTCAAAACCGTCAACGCCTATGTATTGCAAAAAGGATGATTCGCAGCGCGTAAGCATCCAAAGCCCCTTGCGGCCCATCAAAATTTCATCATCTTGCCGGCGCAGGAAATAGCATTCTTGCTTTTGATTTGTCATAGCGTTCCGTTTTCTACGGCTTGTATCCGTTCTCCTAGCCACTCCATGCAATTCACGGCCATACTGTTGCCTAACGCTTTATAGCGGGGGCCATCGGGACATTCATCCGCATTTTTATTTTTCCAAGGTATCTTTGTCCAACCATCGGGAAAGCCTTGCAACCGCTCGCATTCTGTTGGAGTTAGCCGGCGAACTTGCATGGCTGTACCTAAAACTCTCAATTCAGTATCTCCCATTTTAGTTTCTGAAAGTAGTGTTGGCGATACATCTTGATTGGTCAAAGTTCCGCGCAAGCGCAATTCGGAAGATTGAAACGCTGTAATTTCGGGCGCAGTTTGTGCAATAAATAATTGAGCATGGTGCGATTGTGGTGATGGCCTTAAAGAATTAACTGTTAAGCCAACATCAGTTGGCGTTGCGCTAAATGTATTGCTTGTTGCATCTTCTCTAATTGAATATGCGACAGGCTCAACTACATTTGTGCCAACTCCTACGCTTGTGATAGTGTTCGTCACATTTGTTTCATTAACATATAAACCCCCGTCAACACGATCTGCCCGCGTACCATTGGCATCACAAAATGTTATGTTGTAGCCAACAGGAATAAGTTGGTTTGAAAAAGCCATTTGATTGCTCATTTGTTTTGCCATGTGGGCGGTTAAACAACCCACAACCGAACCGTCACCGGTAGATACAGATCCGCCGCTAACCGTTAGCGGCATTGCTATATCGCTTTCACGAAACTTTCCAAAACTTGATTCATTAAATGCAATAACTGAACCGTCCCCCGAATTTAATGTTCCGCCATTTGCGCTTAAAGGCAACGCCGTTTCACTTTTGCGAAATTTAGCAAAACCTGATTGATTAAAAACTAAATGCTCTCCTCGGCTCGATGGCACTCCACCATCGCCACCGCTTCCAATGCGGTTTTCAACATTAGCGGCAACTCTTTCCCGCGTTTCTTTGCGCGGCGCAGAATACCTTGACAGGCTTTCGCGCTCAAATAAAACCTTTGTGGCACTTGTGAAATCTCCAAGACATCCGACAACGAACACACGCCGTCTGCGCTGCGGCACGGCTCTTGGATGCCTGTGTGTTCTGCACCATTGAGCGTCAAGAACTCGGTAGGCGAACCCATACCCCAATTCCCCCAAGCCCCCAAGGAAGGAACCAAAATCTTTTCCGCCGTTTGATGACAAGACACCGGGGACATTTTCCCACAAGATCCATTTGGGTTTAAAATGTTCAGCGATTGCAAGAAAAGTGAGCATGAGGTTTCCGCGTGGATCTTTGAGGCCTTGCCGCAATCCTGCAACGCTAAAGGATTGGCAGGGTGTTCCTCCGGCCAAAAGGTCAACTGTTCCATTGATGTTCCATTCTTTGAATTTGGTCATGTCCCCAAAATTGGGAACTGTGGGAAAGTGATAATTTAACACGGCGCAAGGAAAAGGTTCTATTTCAGAAACGCCAACGCATTTCCAACCTAGTGGTTCCCACGCAACGCTTGCGGCTTCGATACCGCTACAGACGGATAGGTAATTCATTTTGCCGTTTCAATATTTTGTTGAACTTGCGAACGCACTTCAGCAATCCAAATATTGCGTTCGTCCTTGTTTCTGTACGCCGTGGTTGTGCGCTCTAACAACGCCTTGCCGCTGCCGGTGGAAGCGTTGACATTCACCGCGCTGCCTGTGACGCTGCCGCCTGTGAGGGCAAACATGGCATCAAAGGCAAGCATTCGCGCGGTGTTGCTGTCTTTGCCCCGCTCGTTATGGCGTGGGTATTTAAAACCACGGCGGGCAAGACATTGTTGAATGGCGGCTTGAACTAATTCGACTGAATACATTTTATGAAATCCTTAGAGTTTGGGTACGGGGATGCAACACGCACCAACTAAAATGTTGGCCGCTTTCAAGGGCTGCGCGGATTAGCGCGGTATCTGCTTCAATTACGGTTTTTGTAAATTCCGGCGGAATTTCATGGGTGTCGCACACGATCTCCAAGGCTTGCTTTCCGCCTGCGCTTGCAATGCTCAATTTATGCAACGGTGTTTCCAACTTCTCAACATCCGATTCTTGCATGACACGCATAACTTGTTGCTTCATAAACGCAACCATTGCTTCATCGCGTTTTGCAAGCGCAGTCAAACGCGCGGCTTCCATTTTGCGACTACTTGCCCGCATGGAAATTTCACCGGCTACGGCTAGAAGATCATCGCAACACGGCCCCAACTCCTTTGCCATTGATGCCAAAACATCAACTTGGCCCATAAGCAGCGTTGCATCACCACCGGATTCTTCCGTGCTAAGAAGCAACGCTTCCAACTGTTGCGCCGCTTGGCTCGCTTTATAAACACGCTGTAATTCTGTCATTTGTATTTCCTTGTAAAGAGCGGGGTTGACGGTATCCGTCGAAGATAACCGCCAACCCCTAAGTTTAATTAAAATGGAATGTCGTTGGGATCTACGGGAGCCGCAACGGTAACCATTTCAGGTTCATCAATTTCAACTTCCGCTTCATCGCTAAAAAACTCACGAATGCCGTACAAGGTTGAACCAAATTTTTCATTGGGCTGAACAAGCAATTCCACGCGCATTTCGTTTTCTTGGCAGGAAGCGCAAGCGGAAACAAGGCCTTGGTCAAAAGTTCCTACCCAAAACTCATCGCCATTGCGGTCAAACAAAATGGGAACGCGTGAGCCGCCGGTTTTAGTTGGCTTGCCGGTTCCAATCTTGACTACGGTCGCCGCCCCAAGTTGCAGCACAACATCTTTTGGCATTCGCTCGCACTTGTACTTAAAACCTTCGGGCTGCTTTGCTTGCGGTGTTTCAACCGCTGACGACTCGACAAATTTAGCCGCAACCGCCCGTTTCGATTCAACCACGATTCCAACAGGCGCAGCAATTTTTGGCTGTTCCTGCTCCACTCTTTTGGTGGC